GCGGCGGCGGGTCGAGCACCTCCGGCTTCGCGCCGAAGCGGTTGGCGCGGTAGCGCACGCGCTGCATCGCGGCGAGCAGGCCGCGGCGCCGCACGCGGGCCTGGACCGGCTCCAGCAGCGGTGCGTTGGCCGTCTTGAGCAGGTGCATCTCGCGCAGTGACCACGCCCAATTGATCGCCTGGTTGATCTCGCGCAGCGGCGTCGCGGGCGCGTAGCTCCAGAAGCCGGGGCTCTTGGTCACGCGGACCTCGCGGAACGGCAGCTCTCCGTAGATGTTCGGCCCGATCTCTAGCACCTTACCGCGTGTGGTGAGCACGACGCGGAGGCCCTGCGGGAACCGCACGACCGGGTCGGTGTCGCCGCCCTCCTGCTGCGGGATGACCTCGAACGGGATCACGCTCGGGTCGAGCCGATCGAGGAACCGGGTCTGGAAGGCGGCGCCTGCGCGTGCCCAGAACTCCAGCAGGATCGTCTCCTCCTCCTCGTCGACGAGGAAGGTGGAGCTGGCCGAGCTGCTCCGGACCTCGCCCGTGTGCCAGGGGTCCTCGCGCGCGGTGAGGCGCTGGACGCGGCGCAGGACGCCGAGCCCGCGGTCATCGACGCCGGGGCTCTCCGGCATCGTCTCGGGGACGATCTCCTTGGCGTGCTCCGGGTAGCGGGCGCGCGCCTCGGCGACCGGCATGAAGCGGTCGACGCCGAACCAGCGCATGTCCTTGATCCGCGGCACGCGGTCATCGCACCAGCAGGATTGCGGGCCGAGGACCTCGCGCCGGAGGACCGGCATGGCGAGCGGCTCTCCTGTCTCCGGGTCGACGCCGCCCATGCCCGGGACCCAGTCGACGTAGCAGTGCCAGACCGCGTTGCCGCTGAGTAGCAGCCACATGGCGAGCTCGGCGCGGTTGTGGAGCGAGTAGGTGTCGTTGGCCACCCATTCTGCGAGCTCTTCCGCGAAGCGGCTGGCGTCGCGGCTCGTGCGCTGCTGGCCCTTCTTCGGCCGGATGTGGTGCTGCGGCCTGGCGGCGCTGAGCTTGCTGTGCTGCGCGCGATACCACGGCTCGAACTTGTTGATCTTGCGGCGGACGGCATCCCGCGGTGCGGGCATGGGCACGACCGCGCGGCGTGCAGGGTCGACCTCGACGTAGTGATGGCCGTTCCTGAACGCGAAGTTGAGGAGCGTCTGTTCGTCGGTGCCCCACCGCCGTTCGATCGCGGCCTCGCGCATCCGGATGATCAGGTCGCCGAGCGCGTCGAGTGCGAGCCTGTGCTGGCTCTCGGGCGTGAGCATGTCGGCCACGTTGGCGGCGAGCTGTTCGCCGTAGAAGCCGGAGCGCATCAGGTCGAGCTCGAGCGGGTCGCCCTCTTCGGCGAGGCGCAGTGCGTCTTCGACCGCGAGCGGCGCATCGCGTTCGGCCTCCTCCATTGCGGCCATCTGGTCGATCTCGCGCAGCTCGGCGTCCTCGAAGTCGTCGATGTCGAGCAGCGGCGAACTCAGTCTCGTAGCCATTGGCTCACGTCACCAGGATCGGGGGTCGCTTGGCGAGGATCTCGTCGATCTCCTCGTCGGTGAGCCCTTCGGCTCGCTTCTCTTCGCGCCAGGCCGCGAGCATCATCGCGTCCGGACCGCCGGAGCGCACGCTGTTGATGAACGCGATCACGTCCTTGTCGTCCTCGTCCTCGCCGTCCTCGTCGTCTGCGGCCACATCCCTGGGCGGGTGTGGCGCCTCGTCGTCGAGGTCGGCCTGTTGGGAGCGGATATACGCCCGGCCGAGCGCGTACATGGTCGCACAGAATAGGGCCGCGGCAATGATGATGGCGACGGCGATGGGCCACAGGTCCGAGTTGTTCATTGCGCGCGCCTCCTATTCTGCGCTGCCTTGCGGCGTGCGGTGCGTGTCGAGTCCTTCTCGCCGCTCACGTCCTCCGCGCGTTCGGGGGTCGGGCGGCCGGTGATCGGGCTCCTGCCCTGCCGCTCGCCGATTGCTGCGGCGCGGCCGAACTCGCCGGGTCGCTGGCCATGCAGGCGTTGGCGGGCCTGAAGCAGGGCCGAGAGCTGGAACGTGCCGAGGTCGATCATGGTGCTGCGTGTCTCCGTGCTGCGAGGCGCGCGAGCCGGCGGCGATAGCGGCCCGCGCGGGTGCGGAAGCGTTCCTCTTCGACTTCTTCGGGCGGCTTCCAGTGCTTGCGCTCGAACCGGCTGGTGAAGCCGGTCAGGTCCTTGCCCTCTTCATCGCGCAGCTCGCGCAGATGGTTCACGAACCGGATGAGGTTGGTGATCGAGTGGTCGTTGCGGTCGATGGGCTTCTCGGGCAAGTTGTGCCGTTCCGCCACTTCCTTCGACGCCCAATCGCGCCAGCGGTAGCCGGCCAGCTCGCGCTGGAGCGCGCGGCATGGCTCGTGGATGTAGATCGTGGGCCTGACCCACTCCGCGCCTTCGGCGATTTCCTTCTCGGTCGGCTCGCGGAAGTTGTCGTCGTCGTCGTAGAGCGGCACGCCGCTGGCATCGAGCCAGTAGCAGCCGAAGCGTGCGATGAGTTCTTCGATCGCGTGGTCCTTCGCGTTGTTGCCCGTGTCAACCGGGACGTCCCAGCCGAGGTCCCTGATCTTCTCCTCGAACTGCTCGAGCACGGTGGCGGCCGATTCGTTGCTGTGGTCGGGCGCGGCGGCGGACTGGTGTTCCTGTTTCGCGGCCGGGTCGACGATGATCTCCTCGATCGGTTCCAGCAGCGCGGCGCCGGTCTTGTCCTCCGGCAGTTTCGACCACTCGTAGGCGATGATCGCGCACGTCTGGCCGCTGCGCTTGCTGCCCTGGAACTCGCGGTAGACGTGGATCGGCTGGTAGCCGTACATGTTGGGCGGGGTGTCCACGTCGACCGCCACCCATGTCAGCGCCGCGGGGTTCGTCCACCCCGGATCGAACAGCAGCCAGCGTGGCCAGTGGTCGGGCGGGGTGAACGGGAGGATGACGTGCACATCCGGGTTGTACTGCTCGAAGACGAGCCGACCGGCGGCCGCATCCGGGTCGATCTCCTGCTCCTTGCGCCAGCGCCACGATCGCAGCCCGCCGTACTTGGCCGACTCCCTGAGCCGCCAGTCGCCGCGGCGTGCGGGGTCGGCCGTGTAGTGCGTGCGGATGACGACGAAGCCGTTGAGGGCGTTCCGCCAGACGCGGAGCCCTGGCAACGGTTGGATCTCCCGGCCGGGGGCCGGGAGTTCGACTGGCACGTGGATCAGTGCCATGCTCGCGGCTACTCCTCTTCCGGCTCGGGCGGGATCTCGGCGATCACGCGGGCGGTGATTTTCGACTCGTAGTCGCCTGCGAGTGCGTTGTCGGCGTCGAGCTTCGCGGCGATGTCGTGCCAGTCCTGCGTGAGCTTGTTGTGCTCGTCGACGAGGGCCTGGAGAAGATCGGCGCTGATGCCGGTGCCCGGGCCGCCGAAGTGGACCGGGTACTCGCCGCCGCCGGGCGTTTCGCCGAGCGCGTTGATCTTGAGCGCGGTGGACGTGAAGTCTGTGTCCGTCACGCCGTCATCGGCGTTGAGCTTGTCGACGACCTTGCGGATGTCGTCGACGCGCGCGTTGTGCTGGCGCACGAGCTGGCGCATCACCTTCTCGGTGAGGAAGCCGGGGGCGTTGGTGCCGGGCTCGGCGTCCTCGGTCGGCGTGTAGCCGTCGAACGGGATCTCGAGCGCGGTGAGCTGGGCCTCGTAGTCGTTGTCGACGTCGCCGCCCTCCTGATCGAGCAGTGCGCAGATGGCGTGGTCGTCCTGCACGCCGGCGTTGTGCTGCATGATCAGCTCGTGCAGTTTCGCGCCGGAGAGCGCGCTCTTCGGGTACATTGTCGCGGTCTTCGCAGCGGTGCCCATTCTGGCCTCCGTTCAGGTGGTGCGACGTGTGTAGGTCCTGCACGGCTCGCAGGGGCCTGGTTCGCTTACCGGCTCGTCGCAGTCGGGGCAGAGGTACGCGGCCGGATCGCCGCCGAGCTCCTCTTCCATGCGGCTACGCACGGTGCCGTCAGGGCGGCGAACGACGTCCGGCGTGAGGTCGCGGTCCTCGAACGCGATGGGTTCGCCTTCGAGGATCGTGTCCACGATCTGCTGGAACAGCGGGTCGCGGCGCATGCGCGACCGGAAGTTGGGCGGGATGGGCTGGCCGCGCAGCTCATCTCGCCAGCGGCGTTCGAGGATCCGGAACGCCTGTTCTTCTGCGTTGCGCCGGCGATGCTCCATGCGCCTGCGCATGTGTCGCGCCAGACTACCCATCGTGCTGTTCCCTGGCGGCATTCTTCTTTGCGGCGCGCTGCTCGATGCGCTCCTCGATCTCTTCCTTGATCTGCTCGACGAGCCATGCGAGTGCCCAGGCAAGCGCCTTCTTCAGGACCTGTTTCATCTTCCCGCCTCCAGCTTGTCCATGACGAGCTGTCAGAAGAACGAGTGGTGCGCGCTGGAGACGCCGGTGAACTTCCCGCCGCCCTCGATGGTGGGCAGTGCTGCGGTGTAGGCGGCTTCGGCCTCTTCCTGAAAGGCCATCTCGTCGCTGAAGAGTGCGGAGAGCGTGTGCGAGCGCACCTTATCATCGCCCTGGGCGAACGCCATGATCATGCTGTTCGTCTCGGGGAAGATGATGGCGCCCTTGATGCGCTTGTAGGGCGGCCAGGGGATGTGCGGGTGGAACTTCCGCTGTGCGCGCAGTCCGAGGTCCAGGCGTCGGAGCAGCGCGTCGGCGTCCTCGAACTTCTTGGACTGGAAGCCGATGAGCTGGCCTGGATAGAACATCGCGAGCCAGCCGTGCAGATGGACCATCAGGTGCGAGAGCCGGAGCTGGCGGCTCTTGGGCACGAGAATGAGCGGCTCTTGGAGCCACACCGCGGCGATGTAGCGGAGGTAGTCGTCGGGTGTGTCCGGGTCGAGGTCGCGCGCGGGCATCAGCGTCTCGGGGTCGATCCACTTCGGGCCGTGGATGAGCGGCCGTTCGTTGTCCGTGCGGCGGTGTTCGTCGACGGTGTAGGCGAAGCGCTCGATGTAGTAGAGGCCCGATCTACGGCAGTCCTCGAG